ATGTCCCGCTCACCCTTACGCTTAGGAGGCTCACCTTTCTTGAAGACTGGCTGAACCGTCAGCGTCTTGAGCTTCTTCTTTTTAGCTGGCATTAGTTGCGAGTCTTAATCCGCTCTGGAATCGAAGACAACTGCGAGAGAAGCTCAGGCGAGATACTGCTCTTCGCGGACGAATTGTCGCTTCCAGCCGTCTTCGGACTCCAGTGCGGGAACCGCGATTGCAGGAAAGACAATGCCAGCTTCCCATCGCGGCTTTCTAGAATCTTGTCGATGAACGCCTCCTCAGCGCGTGCTTGAGCCGCCAGCACCTGTGCGTTGAGCTTAGGCTTTTCCTTACGAAGCTGGTCAACCCGCTTCGCACTGATGCCGCAGGCGGCACAGGCTCCAGTCAGGCTGACTCCCTTAGAAAGCTTTTCAAGAAACAGGTCGAGCGTCTCGCCCGTTAGGTTCTTCTTCACCGATATCTCGGACATATGAAAATGGTACCATCAAGTTAAAACGTGTCCAGTTCTTTTTGGGGGGTACTTACTATGAGGGCCGCCGATGGGGTGGTCACCCCACCCGTCGTCCCCCGCCGCCCGCGCCTCCCGCCTGCGCTGCCTGCATACTGTACGCATGCGGACTATTTACAGACGCCGCTTGCCTGCATCACAAGCCAAAAGCAATTTGCCCTGTGAGTGTTTGCCTAGTGTCAGTATTCCCGACAGAATAAAAAGCCCTCAAAACGCAACCTAGCGCCATTACGGCTATATTCCCAACACGCAACCCAACCCACAAAAACAGGCTCAACCCTCGCCAACCCCGCCCGACTTAAACGATACCGTTTGCCCCATCCACTGCCACCACAACGGCCAACGCAAACGGCCAAGCGAAAAAAAAGTTTTGCCAATGTGCTTTTTGCACTTGCAATGGAACCAAATTTGGGAGACATTGAGGCATGCGGCAAACGTGCCGTGTTCGCGGGAATTAGCCACTCGCGATTGACATAAGCCCTGCAGGCTAGGGGCAAACGAAAGGTAAACCAAAATGTTCGATGAACAAAAAGCAAAGGAAATCCGCACCGCTATCAACTCCGCAGCCAATGGCACCAAAAAGCTTTACGAAAAGCTAAAGGTAGAGTTGGAAGTTGCAAAGACTGCCGAGCAGTTTCACGAGATAGCGGACGCAATCCGAAAGCTTATCAAATCCGACCCTGATGGCGCGAAGCTGACCACGGTGAACACCCAAATCGGCAAGCTAATGCCCGACGGCTGGAAAAAAGACGGCCAACGCGGCAAGAGCCAAGCCACCATTGACCAAGAGGAGGCCGGCGAAGCTGCCGCCCGCGACATCGCCAACGGAGACGACCTACGGACGGATGCGGACGGCGGACGCGTTGGGCACATTGCGGACACTGTTGGCGCGTACATCACCGCGGCAATCAAGACAGCCTTGGCCGATAAGCCCGCCGATAAGGTAGGCAGCACGGTCGTGACGGTCGTGCGCCGCACGGCCAAATCTGACGCACTGCTGGCAATCATTGCCAACCTTGCGGATGAATACCAGAAAGTAAAACCCACGCCCGCCAATGATGCGGAGCAGCGCACGGAAAACACGCTGGCGAGCATAGCGGCCAAGCTTGAAAGCGAAGCGAAGCCCAAGCAAAAGCGTACACGCGGACGCGGCAAAAAGGCCACCGCGAAAGCCTAAAGCCTAGCAACAAAAGCCCCCCGATATCGGGGGGCTTTTTTTGTGCCTATACACTGGCCGCCCCTTGCCAATATGGTGGGATATTTAATGGTTGACAAAAAGGTACATTTAGCGTAACATAGTGGCTGAGTTGGTAGGTATGCCAACACGTTCTTTTACATAGGCAAACGATACCGTTTGCCACTGAGGGAAGGAGAGATAACCTGCAAAGGGTGTGACGGTTAACCGAGCGCAAGCGCGAAACGGTCACAAGCGATGCGGGAAATGGAGTCATAACCCAATGCTCACGCCTTCCAATGCCGACCCGCGATAAAAGTATGGATGGCGGGCGTCCAAATGCTCAGGACGTAGGGAGCGAATGTGTGGAGCCTCCCGCATCACACCCACATAGGGCCACAATGCCAGTGATGCAAAAAGCAAGTAGCGACTGCTGACAATGTCAAACGATACCGTTTGATACCTTACAATCTAAAGTGTGAAGCCTAGCAGTTAGGAAACGAGCAAAGCAATTTTGTCCGACCTGCTAGGGGCCACACTCCAGCACATGCGATGCGTGTTCTGGCGTGTGGCTAAATGCCCAAGCCCGTAGCAGTCGGCTCGCGTAGTGAGCAGGACGGGGCCAGCGAAAACGGAGAAGCACACTCCAAACTTCAAACAGAAAGGAACACAATGATAACGTGGAAAGCATTCGTGATGGCCGTGATGATGGTAGAATCTAGCGGGAATGACAAAGCAATTGGTGATAATGGCACAAGCCACGGCCCTTTGCAGATACAGAAAGCATGTGTAATTGATGTCAATGAATGGCGAAAAGCTAGGGGATTAAGTCAGTTCAGGTTCCCGCAAGACTGCTACGACAGGCAGAAAGCAGAGCAGATTATGCTATCATACCTGCACAGATACGCGACTGAATGCAGGCTGGGAAGGAAGCCAACCATTAAGGACTATGCACGCATATGGAATGGCGGGCCGAATGGCCACAAGAAACAAGCAACAGAAGTATATTGGCAGAAAGTATGGAGAAACCTAAACAAATAACCCCCCTTAGGATAGCTACACTAGCCTAGAATAGCTGGCTCAGGGGAGGGTAATCAGTAATTGAGTTTGACTAGGTAACGCTTGCTCTATGCGAACCGGAAAAGCTCATGCGAGCTAGTATATATAGCTATACCGTTAGCAACAAGTAGAAATTATTCACAACAGAAAGGAAAACAGAATGATAAGATGGTTTGTAACATACCACGAGGCGGAGTTGCCAGTCTCGGACACCCCCTACTGGGTGATAGAAGTGATGGCAAAGACAAAGTATAGTGCGATTATGGAGGCACAGAAAGAAGTGGATCAGGACTGCGGAGAGTATGAATACCGTAGCGTAGTGGATATGACGGACTGTGATGTGTCTAAGTTGCAGGTAGAGATATTCTGCAACGCGAACCCTAAGACTTGCTACCCTTTCGGAGGTAAACAATGAGTAAGAATGGACTAGTGTTATTTCAGACACCGGATGTTGTGGTCATTGCGACTGGTTTTGCCAGCGGCAGTGCCAACAGCAAGACCGCAGACATGATACAGATATGGCTGCTCAACAAGCACATGAACCCAGTGGCAGCGCGTAAGGTAGGGGCAGACGATACCGTTTGCTTCGACTGCCCACACAGAAACGGCACATGCTACGTCAATCTGGGGCAGGCTCCGCTGGCTATCTGGAAGTGTTGGGACAGGGGAGGATACAAGCACTGGGATGGCGACACCTCCATATTCGAGGGGCGTAAGGTCAGGTTCGGAGCCTACGGCGATCCGGTAATCCTACCCATCGATATGATGCGGGAGATTGCCGATGCATCTAGCGGCTGGACTGGGTACACCCACCAGTGGCGCAAGTTCCCAGCCCGCAAGCAATGGCTGATGGCTAGTGCTGACACAGAGCAGGAAGCAAAGCAGGCACAGGCAGGCGGCTGGCGCACCTTCAGAATAACTCCGACTAGCCAGAAGTTTAAGGATGAGATAGTATGCCCATCCAGTGAGGAGGCTGGACGCAAGACCACTTGCGATCAATGCCTACTGTGCAACGGGAGTGCCAGCAAATCCACACGCAACATCACCATCGCCGCTCACGGCGTAGGCAAAAAGAAACTGAACACAACTATATAGTTAGAAAGGAAAACAAATGAAAGCAAAAGACGTAAACCTAAATGATCGACAGCTATATCAAGTTGGACTAATCGCAGAAGCAGTCGATAGTTGCGAACACAAACCAATACTGGGCGGCCTCAGACATAAGGAGACTGGCGATGAATTCGTAACTTTCCAGTTTGAGGCAGGGGATGAAGACGTAACGGTCATGTTCGGCCCCGACGAGATTCTCACTGTCGTAGATTCAGACGATGAGAATAAGAAAGGGAAGTACAGTGTAGATGAAGCATACGAATGGAGTTTCATTGGAAGCCTCATCAACTGTATATGGAAGGATGATTACGAGAATCTGATCAGCGAGTTCTTCGAAAGTGATCCCTCAAAAAACTAGCTATGAGTGCTGAAGATTACAATTTTGACTGGCAACCCTGTCGGTTGCCAGTTGAGGAAATCTCACGCGAATCGTGGG